GGGGAACTTGTACGGTTCAGCCATATTCTTCCTTTCAAGCGCGGGTTAAGCCGCGGGGGTCTTGCACAACAGCATCAACTTGGTCGTCGTTGATGAGACGGAACTCCTTGCCAAAGATCTTAAATCTTGTGCCGGAGTAAGTACGTACTAACACGAAGTCGCCCTCTTTACACCATGCTCCGTTAGGAAACTTGGCGGTGTCGTTGTACGCGTCGGGGCCAACTTTCAAAACAAACAACACAGTGGTTGCTGTTTCTTCCAGTCGCATACCTTCAATAGGCCGGATTAAATCCAGACTTGTACCGTCGATACGTTCAGAGATGTCGGGCACGGCGCAAAGAATCTTCCAACCTGTTGGGATGGGAAGTTGCGTGGCCTTCTGTTCGTCAGTAGCTTCGGGAGCATCCAGAGGCTGGATGGGTTCAGGCAGTGCAAAAGCACCGGGGGAGAGATCAAGATCACTCATTAGATTCTTCAACTTTCTGTGCAAGGTCAAGTAGATAACGCTCTGCAAGGGCTAGACCCTGAATAATCCCGCAGAGTTTTTGGTACTCTTCAAAAGTACGGCATGAGCCCCCAGCCAAGTCATCGGCATAGTTGTTCATGTCAGTGCGTATTTTTTCACGTAATACGCGTACGAAGTCTTGGATCATGATTTAGGCTCTCGTTGTTTGCTGCTATTTGAGAGCGCAGCAGTACGCGCCTGTAAAGCCATTTGAGCTTTATTTTTTGCGATGTCGGCACCCATCTGGAGGCCGGCACGTTCTTGTTCAAACTGTTGCTTGAATTCGCTCTCTTTGATTTGCGCACCTGTGCGAAGAGCTTCCAACTCCAGCTTGCCGCTGACTTCTTGCTCTTTCAAAGCCTGTGCGTCGGCCTTGGCAGCAGCGTCCATCATGATCTTCTGTTTCTTCAACTCTAGCTCTTGGCCTTTAAGTTGGAGTTCCTGCATCTGCAACTGCATGACTGGGTCTTGCATCTGTTGCTGTGCCTGCATCTGAGCAGCCTTGGCTTTGTTCTGCATCATCACTTGATTGGCCGCTTGAGCCATCATGCCGGACAACGCGATCTCAACCTGTGGTGGCAACTTCTCGTCTTCAGGAGGCAAAGGCATACCCAACTGCTGCTCGATCTGCTGGCGCATCTGATACCCAACGTGCTCTGCAATGTGCGCCGTGATTGCACCCATGATCTTGGGAGCCTGTGGGTTCTGACCAATAAATTGCTGCATCATCGGGTCTTGCATCAGCATCATGTGCACTTGAATATGCGAAGCGTGATCTTGGTGTAAGAACGCTTTAAGCGGTTTACCTTTGAGTGCGTTCTGATTCTCTTGCACTGGATCAATCGGCTTCTGATCGTCCTCGATTGGCACGAGCTTCTCTGCGTTCTTGATGCCTAAGACGTTCAACATACCGCGATGTAACTCTGGTAAGTTGTAGATGTCCGGAGCCATCTGCGCCATCTGAATGACAGCTTGGTACTGGATAACGCGCTGAGACATAGTTGCAGCGTTGGGGTCTGACACGGGGATAATGTCCACCAAGTCATAGTCGGCTTTCTTAGCTTTACGAGTGCCGTACTCGGGTGTGTATGTGTAATCTGGATCCGTGTAGTCGCGGATAATGTTCTTCAAGAGTTTGAACTCTTGCTTCAGTGCGAAGTGCACACGAGCCTGCACCGCAGTCATCACCTTCAGTTGACGCTCCAACAACGCCAGCGTTGTGCCGACAGGAGCCTGCGCAGACATGTCAGACACCTTCATGTCAGCAGTCGCAGCAAAGCGACGACCTTCATCAACGATGGTCTGCATCAAGTTAAACAGAGTAGCGCTTGGCTCTTTATATGGTAAAGGTAAGATGTTGTCGCGGATTGTGCCCGAGCCAACGTCTACATCACGGAACTCTCCGGGTGCGATTGGTGTATCGTCGCCCTTAATTCGCAGGCCGCGTGTTTTGAGTCCGCCGGGCAAGTTGCTGAGTGTTCCTGCATCGACAAGTTGTCGCATGAGGGATGTAGCGGATTTAGCAAAGCCTCCGATAAGGTGGAAAAGCCCGAAGCCGTAAGCTCCAAAACCTGGAATATATTGGTAGTGAACGAAGTGCTGGCGCTTGAGTCTGAGGTCATCGTCTTCCTTCCAGTTGCGGCGGATCGACAGGATGTCGTTAGAGCCTTTAATCAGCGTGACAACGTACGGCAGCATGATGCCGGTCTCTTCACCAGAGTCATCTTTGTCTTCGTAACCTTCAAGGTTCAAATCTACATGGCACTCATAAAGCGTGTAGCGATCGTCATTCAAATCACTAAAGCCTGTCTCTTTGTCCTTGGCTTTCTGAATGTCTGTCAAGTCTCTGGGCGCGTCAGATAACTCAACGTCAATGTAAAAGCCTGCTTGCTGGAGTTTGATGATCTCGTTCTTGGTCTTGCGCATGACGTGCGTGATGCGATAGCAAGTATCCAGATCCGTTGTTCCGTACGGCAGATACATATCTTCCGCAGGAATAAACATTGACACCTGACGTCCCAAATTGGGATCATAGTAGACCTTCTTAAACGCTGAGCCTGTGGCTGGCAGTGACCAGAGCATGCGCTCGTGTTCAGCGCGGTACTCCGTCATGACTTCCGTCAACTCGTAGTTCATGTCGTCTTCAACGTTAGACGCAACTTCTTTCATCTCTGGCGTTTCTTTGCCGATGAGTTTGCTACGCACAGGCCCTGCGGCTGGGAACGTCTCAGTGATTGTCTCAGCTTGGAAGCGCACAACAGCCTCTGTAATCATGGGGTGGAACACACCGCATGCGCCGTTCCACGGTTCCGTGCGTTCTTCAATCTGTAAGCCCAACAGCTTCAGACCGTCAACGTATGTCTTCTCCCAATCCTTGCGACCATTCTTGTCGTTGTCAATATCAGACACCAAGTCACCAGCCAAGGATTGCAAGGTGCCGTCTTTTATGTACTCGGCCAAGTTATCACTGAAACCTTCTTCGCCGTCCTCTTCTCCGGGCGTGATGGTGATCTCTACCCCGTCCATACCAATGGTGACTTCTTCGGGATCAACAATCTCAATCTCCAGCGGTGACTCTTGTTCGCCCAGCGCGTCAATGCCCATTGGTTGTTGGTACAGCGCTTTGTCAATATTCGTTGCCATGTGTAGTCCTAGTAATATTCATGTTTCCGGCGGCGAAAGATCTCAAGGTCATCTTTCTCGTCCGTGTCTAAAGCAATAAAGCCGCCTTGCCTAAAGCGTAGCAGCGCCTGTGTTGTTGTATCCACGTAGTCGTCGTGCTCCCCAACTGGGAACGCGGCCATCTCTTCAATCACTTCCCGTGCCCAGCGTGTGTCGGGTGCCCAGACTTTACCACTGCTAAACAAATCCGCAACAGCGTTGACGCGCACCATCTTGTCGTTACCGCGACTGGGAGAGAACTCTTGGACTGGGATTCCCAATGCCCGAAGTTCCTGAATCAACGGGGCCCCTGCTGCCTTTTTCTCCACAATGAACGCATCAGGTTCCCACTCCTTGTATTGCTTAAGCGCCACCACCTTAAGTTCAGGGAAAGCCATACGATCTTTAAACGCATCCAGTAAGATAACTTGGGGGGAGTCATTTTCTTCCTCGTTGTAGAAGATGCCCCACGTTGTACACGCGGAATAGTCGGAGTTGTTCTTGGTTTCAAACGCCGTATCCCAAGACTGAATGATGTATTCACACCTTGGCGGGTCATCCTGATCCCAAATACGCCACATTTTGCGTGAAACGATGGCAGAGTTCTCAGATGTTGGCTGCTGCATGTACTGCGCGTTCCAATAACGCGGATCAATCGACGCTTTTGTAGCTTTTAAGCTCTCAAGTGGCCACTGCTCGGGCCAAAGTGACTTCTCGTTGTCCTCGTCCTCGTTCAAAATGGCCGGAAGCTCCACAATCTCCCACGGAATTGAATCAGGATTCTTCGACTGGTAGTCAATTAAACGCCCAGTCAGGTCTAACAACGACCAACGCGTCATCACAATAATGATCGCACCACCCGGCATCAGACGTTGGAGCGGCCCGGTCTGGAACCACGACCATGCGGTATCAAAAGCCAGTCGACTATTGACTTTAACGTCCTGTTCGGAATGAGGATCATCAATAACGAACAGATCAGCACCACGACCAGCAAGAGCGCCCCCGACACCAGCAGCATAATACTGACCGCCAGCGCTTGTAGACCATTTACCGGCAGCTTTCTGATCGTCTGCCACCAAGGTTTGTGGGAAAACATCACGGTACTCCTCAGAGTCAATCAAGTTACGTACGCGCCGACCGAAGTCCTCCGACAGACCCGCAGTGTGCGTGCCCATGATGATCTTCTTGTTGGGATACTTGCCAAGGAAGTACGCGGGGAACAGGTAAGAGGAGAACTCAGACTTACCCATACGCGGCGCGATGTTGATAATCACCCGCTTCTTCCTGCCCTCGACCACGTCCGTGAAGATCTTTGCCAGCTTCCTGTGGTGTGGGCCAATCTTAAACCCGGGATACACAGATGTAGCAAAGCCCAA